CGATTTTTTTGAAATACTAAAAACGAATAATATATATTACGAGGAGTTGCATTTAAAAACAACGCACGAGTATTTTATTAATACTAACCGCATTGAATTTATATCCTTGGACCAACCTACAAAAATACGAGGCCGTAAACGTGATGTATTATTTATTAATGAATGTAACGAATTAAACTTTGAGGATTGGCAACAACTGATATTTAGAACCACGGAAAAAATTATAATTGATTACAACCCAAGTGACGAGTTTCATTGGATATATGATAAAGTATTAACGCGGGATGATGTTGAATTTTTTAAAACCACGTATAAAGATAACCCCTTTTTGGAGGATGTTGTTGTTAAAGAAATTGAACGTTTACAAAACATTGACGACAATTATTGGCGTGTTTATGGTTTGGGCGAACGCGGGCAAAACAGATCGTTAATTTTTAATTTTAATACAATTAAAGAAATACCGCCAACCGCTAAATTAATATCCAAGGGCCTTGATTTTGGTTATACAAATGACCCGACCGCTTTAGTTGAAACGTACACGGAGGGAGACAATATGTATATTAACGAGTTGTTATACCGTACCGGAATGACAAACCAGGATATCGCCCGGGAGTTTACTAAATTAAATTTGGACCGCCGTGATGAAATTTGGGCGGATAGCGCAGAACCAAAAAGCATCGAGGAAATTTACCGCTTGGGGTTCAATATAAAACCAACGGCCAAGGGTTCGGTTAATATAGGCATTGACATAATACGGCGTTATAAATTATACGTTACCGAACGATCTATAAACCTAATTAAAGAATTACGCAATTATAAATTTATTGAGGATAAAAACGGCCAATTAACAAACAAACCAATTGACGCGTTTAATCACGCAACAGATGCCGCCCGTTATAGTGTTGTAAACCGTTTGTCGCGCCCTAATTATGGCAAATATGCAATACGTTAAAAAAAAATTTACCCAATTTTACAGGTTAAAACAAAAAAATTTTAAAAAAAAAGTAAAAAAGTTTTGGAGTTTATAAACAATTGTGTATATTTGTAGTATAATAATAAACAATAAAAGAAATGAAAACATTAAACAACACACAAGACAAAGTAAATAGAGAGTTCAATTACGAGCAAATTGCAGCAGTAGAAAACGGCGGGTTTGTTATACCATTTGAGAGAAAAGTAGATTTTGAGGATTGCCGTACTGAAGTTAGTATTTACGATCTAAATCCTAAACAAGTAAAAGCAATATACAACGCGCCATTTTTAAACGTTAGTTTACACACAAGCGCCTTTGATTATTTGTTTCCAAGAGAATTAGAAGGCAACGCTAACAAATACATATATATTGTAAAGCGTGGCAACCAAACGTTTTTAGTAAACAACGAGGGTTTTGGTTATTCAAGATACATTGTAGAATTAAAAAATTACTAAAATGAAAATAACAACAAAACAATTTAACAAATATGAGGCCGTTCGAGAGAGCGGTCTTACAAATATGTTTAACGTAAGGTTGGTTAGTAATTTAACCGGTTTAACAAACGCACAAATTTTTTACATAATGAAAAATTACAAGGCCTTAAAAGACCAAGCAAAATTTGATAACAATTTACAGAAATACAAAGATTTTATTTTATGAGCAGTATTGACCATTTATACAACGAAAACAAAGAATTAAAACGCGAGTTACGAAATGTTGATCGTAAAATCGAGGCCGCAC